AACCTTGCTTTCTTCAATTGGGCCTTCATCTGTTGCAATATCAGCAGAAACTTCTGCTTCATTTACAACGACATTTTCTTCATCCATACATCACCTTTTTTTTAATTACAATACATTTTTACATAACGCCCTCGGGATTCACCACAACTGACGACATCAAGCCATTGTTATCCCTATTGATCGTGATGTTCTTCTTGCCTTGCAGCAAACTTGTTAGGCCCTGAATAGCCACGCTATTGCCCTGTAACAACGCCATTTCCAAAGAATCCATACCGTTTTCTTTCTCTTGGCCGTTATCCTCTGATTCCTGCTCTTGCTCTTGATTTTGCATATTGCCAGACAGTATTTCCAACTCTCTCAACTCTTTTTGGGTTTCCATTTCCCTTGCACGCAAAAACAACTCTTGCTCTTTAATCTCTAATTCTTTCATTTTTATTTCTAATTCTTGCTGCTTTATTTGCATGTCTGCTTCCATTTCAGACTGCTGCAACATCAATTTAGCACCCTCAATCTCTGTCTTATTCTGCTCGCTTTGCACCTTGATGGCCGTGTCTGCCTCTTTGTTATCAAGCTGCTGCTGCAATGCCTGCAATTCCTGTCCTGCCATCTGCAATTGCTGCTGCATGGCCTCCATCTGCTGCTGGTACTGCGCAGCCATAGGGTCGTTTTCTTCTTCCAAAAGCCTTGGGTCCATGGTTTTCTTGATTCTTTCCGACAAGGCATCCGCCCCTGGTACATCCATGTATTTAAAGATCAAATCACCCACAATTTGCATCATTTCAGGCTGCGATTGCGCAATTTTTCCAAAGAACTCCGCCGATTCCTGCCGCTTTGTGGTAAACGAAGGACCCGTTGTCACCTTCACCGTGTACCGCCCACGGGTCAAATCGACTTCGTCTTCCTGATCCTCTGCAATTTCACCATTGACGCCAACACGCTTAACGTTCCCCTCAACGTCCATGATATTCAGCACCCGCGCGGTGTCATAAATCGTGGGAATCGCCGAAATAATAATCTTCCCAGCATAGGCAATGGCCCGTGTTAGGTTATCCGCAAAGTGATACGTGGCTGTGTCACCCTCTTGCTGCCGTTTCTGAATGGCAACACCACTTGTCTCATTCGACCTATTGCCCAAAGACGCATCAAAGATACCCGTTGTGGCCTTTATGTCCTCCGCCATCTCTCTTGCAGCATTTATAATACCGGTAGGAATCTGAGGGGGTGGCAACCGCTCAGGCTTAGGCAAAACATTCCCAACAGGATCATGCGTTCTGTACTGCACAACCAACGATTTATGATCTTGCCACTCTTTTTCATAGCCACTTATCGCCCCCTCAGCAACCATTGTCGGTGCTACCTGCTGGTTTTTAACCAAAGACATCTCAACAGAACGCCAATAGTTATACATTATTTGCGGGTCTTTTGCCCGACGAATGGCACTGGACAAATACCGCTTGCCCTCCACCCAATACTCTTCCCCAAACACAGGAACCACAGGGATATAATCACCCGGAAACGTGGTCTGCTCTAAAATGTCCTTACCAGACAGCAAAACCCTAATAATCGTCTTTCTCATAACAGGACGCTTTTGCGTACCATCAGGCGAAACAATCTCTTCTTTGCTGCTCTTTATATAAAAATGCTCGGCAATAAAGATACTATCTTCGTCTTTATACTTCTTATCTACTCCCCCAGCCTTAAAATCCGCCGGATCGTTTTTAGGATATTCCTCTTTAAAATCAGATACTAACATCTCTTGCAAAATCGTGGCATGCTTCATATCAGAGCCATCAGACTCTGTTGACGTGCAATCAATAAAAACATTCAAAGGATTTGGGACGCGCTTAATGCATATTTTCTGATTAAACGATTCATTGTCTTCGTATTCCGTTTCCACACGCATGAACCCAAGGCCACACCGCACAGACGATAAAGCCGCAGAATCATAGACAGAATCCGCCATGGACTCATATTCGATGTTCTTAATCAAACCAGACAGAATATCCGCCACATCTTCGCTAGATTCTTTGTCCCCAGGGATAATCTTAATCGCTGGCGTATTCATCCGAATATCATTCGCAATCTGATTCACAACAGAGGATAAACGGTCAATCGTAAGGGCCGGTGATGGCTTGTCCCGTATGCCTTCCCACTGAGCATCTTCGTCACCAGAAAGAAACCGCATGTCTTTCTTAGCTTCGTCATATATAGACGACCAATACCCTTGATCCCTATCAAACTTGTCTTTAATTTTCTGGACTAAATCTTCGTCTTTCACAAAGTTTTTCCTTTATTTTCGTTATAGGCTATAGTTAAAAAAACTTTAAAGTCAAACAAAATGTGGTCAAACCGATACTGGGCAAAAACATACTGGGCAGGAAACTACTGGACCCCAAATACACAAGTTGCAGACGTTGAGCTTCTCGGTGGTGGTGGCTACGTCTATATACCCGCATACCAGAAAAGACCTGCACAAAAGATTGCCATCAAAACCATCCTTAAAACAATCACGAAAAAGCCACTACCACCACAACACATCAAGAAAGACCTACGCGAACTCTCTCAAGCCCTCAAGGTTACCATCAAAAAGCCACAAGACCTTGAACGCATAGACACCATAGACCTACTCAAAGAACAAAAAGCAACAGAATTGCTTATCAAAATGTATCTAAACATCCTCGCTAAAGAGGAAGATGACTTGCTTATGCTCTTAATCGCCTTAGACCTTATCTAGTACACAGACCACCCACCTCTGGCCTTTATGTTGAGAGGCTTTGGCTCTGGCCACGCTAACCGCTTAAATCCCTCACACGCATACCTTAAAGCGTCAAGGCAGTGATCCTGCTGCCCTTTCTCAATCTCAGGCAACACCTTCCCGCTGTCCTTATCCGTTGCATAGCTATACATGGATATTTCGTTTATCGTTTCCGTGCAATCAGGGTGAATCACTATCTTATAGCCCTTCAACAGCTCTATGCCCTCAAGGACACTATTCTTGCCTTTCAAGCTAGGCATCATCTTAGGGAAACCATGGCGGCGCATGTGCGATATCGTCTCAGGACGTGATGAATCCGCCACAATAATGTATCGCTGACTCTCAGGCACACTAAGAAACATCTTTGGCAAGTCTATCGTCTCACACTGCTTAAGCACCAGCTCTTGATCGATATATAATGTGCGCTCTTTCAAGTAACAACGTATCAGGACTGTTGGGTCTACACTAAACCCAAAATCACACCCAAACTGAAAGACAGCATCGGGATCAGTATCAAACTTTTGTATCCCCCAATTCGTGAATACGGTCTTTTCATCGGGATCAGTGGCAAAATGGCCAAAGATAAATCGCTGTTTTTGCTGCTCATTCATGTTCTCCATGAGCTGTTGAATATAGTCTTCAGATATATTGTCCACATTGTCGCTAGGATTAAGGACCAGTGAAACGTAGTCCTTAGGGCTGGCGTGTTTCTCTTTGGTATAAAAATTCAGGCCCTGCACGAACATGGGGAAAGACCAGTGCGAGATATGCGGAGGGTTCTGATCGTAAAAGAATTTGTTCTTTGCCGCGCTCTTTTGTGACAATCGGGAATACATGAAAGAGACAGTGGAGAACATCATCTCCGAACATTCATTGAAATAGATGGTGGTATACTCATTGCCCAACATCTTTTCCTTTGCGCCCTCATCAACACCCATGATCTCAATCATAGAGCCATTGTCAAAGGTGATGGTCATCTCTGTTTTGTTGACTTTCAGGCCAGCGTTAGCATATCGGCTGGATATCACATCCTGAACAGTACCAAGCCACAAGGAACGCCTAGCTGCTGTCTGTGTCTGCCTGATTATAGCGTGACGGGTGTTTGGATACTTCAGAGCCCTCAAGAAAACCACATGCGTCAAAAGGAACGTCTTACCAGAGCGACTGCCACCATATAACATGACATGCTTAGCGGGACTGGATAACAAGCCAAGGGCCTGTTTCTGTTTCTCTGTCCATTTAAACGCCATCTGATGCAACTTAAAGGTCTTTCTCTTCCTGTGCTACAACGATAGGGTTATCTTTCTGCCCACCGATATTAATCTTTGTGGCTTCATTGTAGCCATACATAGCGTTAAGCTCTTTTAAAGCCCCTGTCATGCCTTGTGAGTGGTTTTGACCCCTAGCTATATCGGCTGCCTCTAACAGTGCCTCTACGGCCATCTGGCGAGTCCACACGACGTTTCTTTCAGCTCTTGCCTTAAGCTCTTCTATCATAGCGGAAACATTGCTACCACGCGCAACTTCATGAGCACGTCTTCGATGTGAGTTCTTATTATCTGTTTTCACATCATAAGCATCACGATAAGCATCGACTTGTGAAACACCTGCAACAACGCTTCTGACAAACTTCTCTTGCTTTGGTGTCAAAGCCTTTGAGCCTTTTGGACGTCCTGCCTTTTTCTTAGGCTTATCTTTATCATCCATAAAATCCCCCTTATCAATACAGTTTCATATAATATATATGACATTCCCCAACAAAATCAAGCCTAAAATTTTTTTTCTCTTTCATGTGTTTTTTCTATTGACAATACGCAAGGAATGCGCTATTGTATAAACACAATACAACAACACTTCACA